CAAAACAATATGAGCCTTCTGTGATCTTTGATCTCCTTGAAACCCATGTAGATTGGTTGCAGTTTCATGCACCTCAGGCTGATATCCCAAATCCTTTAGGGCATCAACAATGCATTCCTTGTCTTTTACGTCCATTTCTACTTCGTGGTATTCGCTCATTTCTTATTCCTTCGTGATATTCGCTCAGTCGGTCGGTCGCAATTAAATATTTTTTCAATATTCAGCACTATATTTATATCATACTTCTTATCACTTTTTCTTTTTCTGAGGGTCTTTTCTAAAACTGTACTTATTAAACCCATGGGATTCGGCTTTGATTTCATCAGGTACAGGATTGATTTCGACTTCAGGAAAACACATATTACTCATATACATGGATATTTCCTGATAAGCAGCCATAGAGTCAAAAAGCTTATAGAAACTATAATCTTTAAGGACAGGATTGAAAACAATGCACTTTTTTGTCCTGCCGTGAGGGTTGTATGTAAAGCTTTCATTTTTGATAGTGAAAATAGGTGCTTTTTCTAATTCAAAATAAGCACTATAATCACCAGTGTCTGCACTGACATTATCAAATGCCTCAGCCACTTTAACTCTGTGCATATGAGTATGTTTTACTTTGCTGTTTTTATCCCAGAAAACAGAGTAGGGTTGCTTCATCTTTTTCTTATTGGTTTCATAGTAAAAATCATAATCTTTTTTACTAAGAATCTTTTTAGCATAAAGCTTTTCAATTACTTTATCAACATCTTCTATAGAATAGCAATGCTCTTTAATTTTTTCATATCCAGTATTCATGGAAGATATTCCAGAAAATACTATTCCAGAATAAATCTTACCACAAAAACCAATAATAAAAGAACCTATTCCTATGTCTCTGCAAAAATTATGAGTACTTAACCTAATATGGGGAAGCTTAAAGTCAAGATCAACTTTATCTACGTCGATACTTACTTCCTGTCTAATCCAAGGACGGCTATCAGATGTAACAGATTTAACCTCAGAAGTAGGACCGACATGATCGTACTGATACATACTCTGAACACCATCGTAGTAATCTTGATATTTAGAAATAATCCTCATCTGTTGCGTATCCTTTCTTGATTAGTATTTAGGCCTATATTATCATATTCCTATCTTATTGTCAAGCTCTTTTTTACAAACAGCTTTGCAAAACTCTATGACATCTTTATCTTCAAAATTATTTCTAGCATAATTGAACATTACACTGACAAACCTAATATTCCCCTTAACATAGCCCTTGGAGTTGTCTATCCTGTCTACAGATGCCTGCTTGGGGCTTTTTTGCCCTCTCCAACCCTGCGAGTCTTCTGGTAGAATTAAATCCCATCCAGTAAATAAGCATTTTCCTTTTTGTTGTTCCCAAATTTCTTTTAAATAAAGTTCATCAACTTCACAGTGTTTATTTTTCCTATTTCTCATTATATTCATAGCATATCGAAAAGGAGTCAATTCATCTTTTTTCCTTCCTATGTTGCCTTTAAAATAAGAAGTATTGCCATTATTTTTTCCATTCCTATTAACCTGATTGCCGCAAGCTATAGAGCAGTATGTAGGTTTCCCTCTGTTCTTTTTTCTGTTAACTTCACCGTAGGCCCTTTCAAAGCTCTTTCCGCATTTAGGATTTGCACACGTTAATTTAATCATTGTTGCCATAATTTGTCTCCTTAAACACTATTACAACAAAATGGAGCGTGTGGCCTTTATTTAAAATGAGAAATCCCCAGATTCCATCTGGGGATTTCTCTTCATGGACCGTAGCGGAGTCGAACCGCTGTGTTGCATTATATCCGACTAGGTGTACTACGTTAATAGTCAATTTCATATTTTACCCCAACATAGCAAAATGACAAACTTCTGTCAAGGCACTTAAATTTTAACTTAAGCAAAAATCAATTCAAGAAATCTTTTTGCCGCAACCCATTTTCATTGCCAGTCTGGGTTAATGGATGTGGCCCTGACTAGCTGGCAACTCAAGCTGCCATTGCGAAAGTGTTACCACTTTCAACGCTTCCGATTACATCTTCTGCATTTATTTTTTTCGCTCTTTTTAACGACTCCTTAGCGAAAGTCGTAACGCAACCTAAATTTTCAATAACCAATCGATACCGTGACGGCCCTGCTTGTTTATTACATAACTCTATTTATTGTCTTTTTTAGAGTAATGTTCCTTTGTATTATATACCAACAGCGTATATTTGTCAAGGGTTATTTTCTAAGAATTTCTCGCTCTCAGGAGTTCTTAACTTATGGGCATTTTTAAGCTCCTCTTCATCAACAGCCCTCTTCTCGGTATTAGCAAGATATGAAGCCTTTAAGTCTCTTGCAAGAATTTCCAGGCCTTTTGGCTCAAGACTGGCAGCATGATCTGTTCCCTTGAGGGTTCTGTCAAGCGTAAAGTGCCTCTCGATCCAAGACGCCCCATAAGCATAGGCTATATTATCAATTGCCAAACCTTTATGATGGCCAGAAAAGCCAACTTCATTAAATTTTTCAGCAAGTATCTTAATTTCTTTTAGATTTATATCTTTGAAATCACAAGGATACTTAGTGGTAGTATGGTAAAAAACAATTTTATGAAATCCATGAACAAGTTTAACAAACAATTCTTGCTTCTGCTGATACCCTAGGGTTCCAAGAGATATATGCAGCTTGCCATGATAGTTGTCTAACAAATAATGTATCATATCCAAATCGTAGTTGGCTGCACTTGGTATCTTTATAAAATCATCACATAAATGCATAATTTCTTTGGCAGATTCCAAGTCCCATGCAGATGCTGCGTACCCTATGTCCACCTTGTCAGCGTGCTTCTTTAAAAGCTCGTGTTCAGAAATTGAAAACTCTAGAGCCTCTCGATGCTCTAAATAAGTATCGCCAAAAGCATGTCTTGTATCTGGGTGAGGACCGTCAAGAATTTCTTTTTTAACAGATAACTTTGGATTTCTTTTCTGCCACTTTATAAAGTCAGCGCCACGGAGCTTGGCTTCTTCTGTCATTTGAAAAGCCAAATCAATATCGCCCATATGATTGCAGCATCCTTCTGCAACTAGCTTGCAAGGCCCTAGTCTACTTCTCATTCATATTCCCCTGTCAAATCCTTTGTTCCACTAACATCAAGACATGCCTGCATAAATTTAAAGTCCCAAGGAGTATCAATTTGCATGCTTTGCAATCTGTCAGTTTCATACAAAGTAACATTATTTCCTATTCTACACTTGTTTTCTACGAAAGATTTAGTTTCAGTAATATAAACATTTCCATTTTCATGCCAGAAAAAATCCGAACTGTTTAAGTCTTGCCGCATAGGTCGTTGCTCTGGCTCATACGTAGGAGTGCTTTCCTCCTCTGTATAATTCCAGAAGAATGGAGTGTGCTTATCAACAGTTACCAAAGTGTCTTTCTGTCTTGAATAAATTTGTTCAAGACAATTATCTATCAATCTATTCGTTCTAATAGGTGAGGTTGGCTGCAAAAGAACAATATAGTCCATGATAAGATCTTTTTTTGCTAACTTAACCAGGGCATGAGATATGGCGTCTTCCGTTGAAGAATCATCTTCGCATAAGTTATGCGGCCTATGCAGGTAGCCTATTTTGCTACCAAACTGCTTTGTATAAGCCTCGCAAACTTGCCTTACGGTAGAGCAGTTTGAAGTGACAATCACCATGTCAATATATTCGCTCTTCAAAGCAGCCTGTATGCTCCACTCTACAAGGGGCTGACCATTAATAGGCTGATAATTCTTGCCTTCAACTCCTTTGCTGCCTGCCCTTGCTGGTATAATAGCTAAAACTTTTTTATCTTTTATCATGTTTAAATTCCCTATCTATTTTCTTGTACTCTTTAAACTCACGAGCAGGAAAAATTTCCTTATTGCTAGTTTCTTGAGAAGTTTTGAATTGAACGGGTTCTTCTTTTTTTTGAACAAATTGCTCTGGAGCTTTTTCAGCTTTTGATGATTTTCCAGTAAAAGGAATTTTGCATATAGGCTGTTCATACATGCCTAGCTGATCTGCGCTTTTTATCCCAATTAGGATGCCGCCGTATCCATGGGTTCCGTTGCCGTAATTCACACTGTTGCTCCTCAAATTTCTAAATCGCCATCATCTTTGTCTTGTAATAACTTATTTTCGGAATTTTTACCCTCTTGACATCAAAGTAGGCTTTCAATACTAATCTCATCAAACATTTTAAGATTACTTGTTCCTTTAATAGTCTTAACATTATTGTCAGGATTTACTTTAGCAAAATGTTCCCAATATTCTACAAAATTAAGGCAATGTATGTCTTTGCCCTCAGGGTTGGTAGGTAGATTATATTTTTTGCCATCTTTTCTATAACACATCGACTCACCAGGAAATTCCCAGAAATACCGCTTGCCATCTTCATATTTGCAATCTGCCCCTATTAGGATTATAGGGTCGCACCCCATAATGTAGGCTAAATGAACTGCTGAAGCCTGCACTGTCCTAGCTCCTATAATGGGCTCAGATTTAGTTAATTTAAGATTGTTAGGCTTAACCACTCCGTTTATAGCGTATTCACTGTGAGAGTATAATATATAATTGTCGGGCCTAAAAAGTCTTTCATGCTTTGCATAGTGTTTTCTGTAAAGTAGTTTCATACAATCGAGGCCACGGGCATAGTCAAAATAATCCCAATTCATTACATCCCAATCATCAATAACATAATAATCACATTTATAGAATTTTTTAATAGAAGAATTAACAGATAGAACAGTATGGTCTTTAAGCATGTCTGGATCAATATTTCTGGCACTTGGCCCTGACCCGACCACAAAACCTATAGTTCCCTTGTGTTTGTCTTGTAAATCTTTTATATTCATTTAATTATTTCCAGAGCTTCATCAAAATCAATTTTATCAAAGGCTTTAACTCTACTTTTATGATTGCAATTAAATATTTGAGCATTTTTCTTTTCGGCAAACCTATTTAAAGCATTATATGTTTTCATGTTTTCTTCAAACATTGCATTTTGCATTCTATGAGTTGCCCTGTATCCTCCAATGGATACTCTTGGCTTTTCTTTTTGAGGTAGATAATCCCAAAAGTGACTGTATTTTCCAGTCATATAATGATCTACTCCCAAAAGAAATATTTTTTTACAACCCATTTGTATAGCCAAGTCAATAGCCGAAGGAATAGAACTAATTGAACACAATGCTTTTTCATCTATCTTAATGGCATCATCTTGTTCCTCGCTAGTCTTGGGTTCCTTGCAGCCCTCTCCATATAATAGCTCATTAATATTCTGAGGGGCCCCTACCCATCCTGTTCTAGGAGAGAATTCATAGAAATCATTTTTATATGGCTCAAGATAATCATAGTGTTTTTCCCAAGAATCCCTTATCACCTTGTTGCACTTTGAGTCAAGAACCTGCGACCAATAGCTCCAAAGCATTGCGCAAACATCATTAGATGTCCAATATCTCTTAGATCCATCGCCTTCTAGCCAGTCTGTTGCAATAATTGATGAGTTAATTGCAATAGACACATGATCAAAGATTTCTTTGTATCTTTTATTCTTGGTAATTTTAAACAAGCTTGTTCCTGAACCTAGAACAAAAGCAACTTGACCACTGTGACAATCTATAAGCTTTTCATACGACTTCATATCAAACCGCTTTCTTTTAGGAATCTACTTGGTCCAGCCTTTTCTTCTTTCAAGAAGCCGTTTTTATCTCGCCTAGGCCTCCTGTTGCAATAAGAAACAATAAGTCTTTCTTCTGCCCGTGTCATGCCTACATAGCAAATTCTACGTTCTTCCTCCAAGGCTTCAGCAGCAGCATTTGCATCTTTTGCTTCATTTAAGGCTCTGGCATGGGGCATGATCTTAGTTTCAACCCCCGCCATGTAAACCACTGGAAACTCCAGTCCCTTGCAGGCATGAAGAGTCATTAGATTGACGCAGTTATCCTTAGACTCCTTGTCGCTATCAGAAGTGAGCATAATAGTGTTAAGCCATCTAGAAAGGTCTGCTCCAGTTGACTTCGAATAAGATGCTGCGTGATTAACTAGGGCCTGAAGATTATCTTTCTTTTTATTGTAATTCTTCTGAAAATTTTTGCTTAGATATTTATCGTATCCAAATCTATTGAGCATTTCAACTAAAATAGTATCTGGCGATTCGTTTGTGAAATTATCATCCCACATTTCAAGAACTTTAGCCGCGAAAGCCTTTGCTCTTTTGTCTGTTGTTCCTTGCCCCGAAGTTATCATCTTAGCTGCGTCCATAATTGTTATGCCCTTTTCTTTGGCCAAGTTTTCAAGCTTGCCAATTGTATTGGGACCAACTCCTGCAACTAGATCGGCACATCTATGGAATGCCAAGCTATCGTTAGGATTCAATAGGAATTTCAGCATAGCAATGCCATCTTTGATTTCTTTCAATTGGAAATAGTTTCCCCCTCCAATGACGGCGAAGTTAATTCCATAATTTGAGAGGGCAAGTTGCAAATCAATTGACAATGAGTTCATTCTATAAAGCACTGATATCTCATGAGGCTTATATCCTCTGACATTGATATCATTGGCAATCATTGTGGCTATATTTTTAGCTTCTTCCTGAGGATTGACGTTGGACAGCACTTGAGGAGCAACACCGCTTGGATTGTCAGTGTAGAAATCAACATCCATATGACTAGTATTATGTTTAATTAAAGTATTAGCAGTTTTAATAATCTCTGGTGTCGATCTATAGTTTTGCCCTAAGGGAATTTGCTTGCAATTATCATGTTTGTTTATGAAGTCTGTAATATTTTGATACCTAGCGCCCCTGAACAAGTAAATAGACTGACTGATGTCCCCCATAAGCATAACATTATTGTGATGGTTAGATATCAAATCTACAAACTTAAACTGAGCATAATTGGTGTCTTGGCATTCATCGACCTGAACATAATCCCATTTGCTTTGAATAACCTTTAAAATAGAAGGATTATCTTCTAATATTTTAATTGTAGTATAAAGCATGCCGCTGAAGTCAATGCAATTATTTTTAACAAGGTCTTCTAGGTATGTCTTGGCAATTTCCCAGTAAACATCATCATCAAAATTAGACTCAAATCTTTCGGCAATTTCTTCGTAAGACTCATAAACTTCTCTGGCAGCATTGATATGATATACAATTTTATTGATGTCTATGTCTTTTTCTAACTTCTTATTGTCAACTACAGACCTAACAATCTTCTTAACAAAAGTTTTCTGATCATCAGAGTCTAAAATAGTCAATCCTGGGGTGTAGCCTAAAACCTTTCCGAATTTTCTTAGAATGACACCACAGAGAGCATGGAACGTGCAAACTGCGAATGGAGCCGCCTCAACCTCTAGGGCTTTAGCTATTCGCACCTTCATCTCTTCAGCAGCTTTATTTGTAAAAGTAAGACATAAGATTTTCTTGTTGCCTTCTTTATATAGCCTGATTGCTCTTTGAGTTAGAACGCTTGTTTTGCCAGCACCTGGAACGGCGGTGACAACACAAGGTCCAGTGTTATGATTTATTGCTTTCGTCTGTTGGGGGTTTGCTTTCATTTTTTATCACTTTCGTTTGTACGACTTCAAACATTCTGTCGCTGATTTCTTCTATATCTAAATTGCCAATTTCCCTGTATTTTAAATCTCCATTAACATAGATTTCTACGTGGGGATATTCATCTACCTCGTGCTTGTCGCACAGTCTCTGTATTTCTTCGTTGTCAAAATCATCTCCATTAATATACTGGAAATTTCTCTCGTCTAAAGTGACTCTTCTACTTATATCTGAAAGAGCTTTAATGCACTTATAACAATCGGGACTTCCAAAAAACAACATTCTAGGTCCATAATACTGCATTTTTAATCACTCTCCATTCAACATGTCATAAACTTCTTCAAAAGGATATTCTCTTAATTGAACATTGTAATCCAGATATTTATTCGCATCTGCTGTTCTAATATCTTGGTTTGAAGGCTGGTCCAGTATCTCTACTAAATTTATGATTCTACCTTGTACATTTTCGTTAAAAGCTCTAGCTCCCTCTTCTGTTACTTGCACATCGTCTCTTCCTAGAAAAGCGGAAGCCAAATCATTGGCCCTATAAGCCAAAGTTATACTTTTGCCATGCCTATCGTCGGATTGGTCAACAAAAGTAACCTCCCACATCATGATGTGCTTTGAGGGAATATATTCAGTTTTATCAACTCTAATCTTAGTCGGTCCCATTTTCAGCTTGCTTGAGTTCTTTCTCAAGTTCCTCCTGAGCCTTCTTGGCAGCGTCAATCTTGTCTTTATTCTGGGCTCTATGTTCAAGAACCTCATCTTTCTTTTGTTCCATAGTGCCCTTGAGCCAAGACATTGTTTGCAAAACAGCAAGATTCTTATCTTGGAAAGAACCATGCAGTTTCATTTTAGTCAAGTCTTCTAAGGCCCAATCTGGGAATACATGAAGGATAATATGGTCGTGAAAAGTTCTATAAGTACCATTCTGATCATCAGTAATTTGATTTTCAGGAATACCGCAATCATTTTCTATCTTCTTCATTCTTGCCCACCATTCATCTGACTGCTCTTTAGTTGGTTTGTCTCCAACTGTTTCAGTCAAATCACATTGAGGCATAACAACTGTTCTGAAGTCTTTTTCCTGCAAAACTTTCAAGGCTTCATATCTTGGCTTAAATTCTTCATCTGGAATTTGCGAGTACATTCTGCAATTGTATGGGCGGGTTTCATGTTGAGTACACACCTTCTTGTCTCTATCAAAAAATACACAGCCCTTAGTAGGAGCATCATTAAGATAAGTTCTCAATGATCTCTCAATTAAGCCAAGTATTTCATCCATCGAGAAATTGGACATGACATACTTCCATGTATTCATAAATTCTATGTAAAGCACAGAAGGATTTTGATGCAAGCAGCATTTGCCTCCACAGCCACCTTCTTCTTTGGGCATTTCAATATATTTCAAACAACCAGTTGTCGCTGGTATTTCAGAATAAATTTCATTGATTTTATCAATGCCTTCTTTAACTTTTGAGTATACTGTTCTCTTTGTCATAGATCATCCTCCGACAATTCTCCAAACACATCATCCAGGCTCTTGCTTTCATCGATTTCATGATTCTCATGGAAGAATTCATCCTTGCCTATATCTTTAGGAGAAGGATTAAATCCTTTTTCCAAGCTGAAGGAAACAGAATCGGATTCTTCTTGCAATTCTACCAAATCCTTTATGCCATCAGGCCATGAACCTCCAGTATTCCACTTCTTGAAAAGCTTATCAGCTTCTTTCTTAGAGAGTTTTGGTTTCATTTCAACAACTGCATCAAACTCTTCTGAGTCTAAATGATCTCTTAATTTTTTTATCAATTCATCTTCATCAACTATGACCCACTTAGAGCTTCCTGCTCTTTTCTTTACCACTCCAATTCCAGGAAAACTCAAGGAATACTCATCGTGACTATCAAGAGTGTTCTTGATAATTTGCTTGATTTGTTCTCTTTTGTTTTCTAATTCAACAATTGAATCGTTAATAAGTTTAGTTCTACTCTTCTTTTGCTTTTTATAGAAATCAACTGTCTTATCAATATCCTTTATTTTAGCAATGAAGTCTTCGACTTCAACTAGCTCGTCAAGTGAAGTAATTCCCTCTCTCAAGACCTCAGAAACTCTATGTGAATTGTATTTATATCCCATTTTTGCTACCTCTTAAAATTGGTTCAATTAAGCTGACTCGCCCATTTTGCTGTACGGCAATACTTTAAAAATTATTGCTGTCTTTTCTACTTCTCCATTATTGAATGAAGCCGTACCAAACTCAGGTTTAGCAAAGTAGTCTCCATCAACTTTTTCATCAAGATTGGCAACAATAATAGCTTTAGTAGCCTTGTTTACTGCGGCTGCGCCCACGCACTTGAGTTTAGCCTCTCCATGCTTATTGATTGTCTCAATCAAAGCATAGGCCAGCTTTTTAATTCCTGCTGCCTCTGAATCTCTATTTTCCCTATTTTTGCTTCCAGAAACTAGAAGTAAAGTAGGGTCTGCTTCTGTTTGTACTGTCATTTTATTACTCCTTGTTGTATTTGACTTCTTTTTGGGAAGCCAATGCTTATAATTATCGGACAAGTTAAATTAACGTGTCATAAAATTTAATTCTTTTCTCATTAAGATTGGGATCAGCCCAAATCTTACTGTTGTGGCATACGTCTTTATAATCACAATACTTGCAATCATAAGAATCTTTTCTTAATGGACGAGGAGGGGGCAACCTTTTATTGTCATACATCTTATTCATCAATTTGATTTGACGCTGAATAATAGGCCAATCCTTTTCCTCAGAACGATTAACTCTAAAAGAAGAAGTAAGAGAGTCGTTTTTGTTTTCGTAAATTAATACGCCATATTCAAGATCAAGAATATTGCAATACGTAACTAACTGAACCTTATATTTTAAAGATGGACCATCCTGCGACAGTTTTCTAAATCCCCTGTCGTTAATAGACTTCATATCGACAACAATTGGTTTCTTTGGAAGATTGTCAGGATCAAATGTTCTGTCAACCAGTTTGTACCCCTTGTTATCTTCTCCGTGAGAAGAGTATCTGTCAACATCAAATTCAGAAAAGTCCAAGATCAAGTCAGCGTGACCAAAGATATTCAAATCATTATCTTTTACGTTAATTTCATGATACTTAAATTCTTCACATCCACAAGAACACTTCTTAGGCTTAAATACGCCCACTTTTTCTTCATAACCGTATCTTCTAGGAGCAAGAGCATTACGGCTTTTAATCTCTTCCTTCCTTTTGTCATCGGGTAGGTTGTGCAAGTAATCTGGAGCCTCTTCTGAAACCGATTTGTATTTAGCTCTAATTTGATTAACCTTATCCGTTCCTATAAACTCGCCATCGTCATCAAAGGCTCTGCAAACTCTATTGGAGCATTCCCATACTCCTCTAAGGACTCCAATCTCTTCCCAATACTTAGCCCATCTATCGTGCATGGAGTGGCCAGTATCAAAAAGACGATACGTTTTTGATTCAAGCGGATCAGAAGCTAACTGTAGACCTTCAATTTCAGGGTCTTCAGCTAGTCTTTGATACTGCATTAACCTCAAGCAGCCTCCTAGGGCAGATGGGTGATAGATTCTATAGTTTCTAGGAGCGCCATTGATACTCTGATATCTACAGTGTGTATCAATAACCCCCATCAATGTTGCTACTTCTTTAGGTACTACTCCTGACATTTTTGCATCTCCTTATTTTTTGCTTCGTTAATTATTTTCATGACGTTTTTTGCGCCAAATTTCTTTATATAAAAGTCTGGGTCAATGTCTTTGTCATTTTCTAGACCCAATTCTTTTGCGTGAGGGAATTCTGCATTGTAAAATTTAACTTGATATCCATCTACATTAAATTGTTCCCAAATTTTAGCCATCATATCCCTAGCTCTTTCTCCTGCTACATCTGCATCAAAGAGAGTGTAAATTTCATCGCAATATCTCATTAGAGTTGCTATTTGAAAAGCTTGAGGTGCTGAGCCAAGAATCCCGCAAGTCACTTTTATACCTCCTTTATGCATGCTCATGGTATCATGTTCTCCTTCCACTAATATAGCCTTTCTATACTTTTGAATATATTTTTTCGCTACATTGAAACCATAGAGATAAAAGGGCTTGTCAAAAGCTTCGTGCCAAAACTTTTGTCTCGCCCCTTCTCTCCAGTTCCTAGAAGAAACTGCAACAATCTCATTGTATTGGTTGTAAATAGGATAAACTATTTTTCCAGCCAATTCATGCCTTTCTCCGTCATCATTTTGCACATGATAAGGCACGTATCCAACTCCAAACTCTCTTAAAAGTTTTTCGTTAAACTTTCTTTTTTGCACTAAGTAATCCAAAGCCTCTCGACTTTCTTTTTCATCAGCAAATAGCTGATCAGCAGCTATTTCAACCAGTTGGTTTCTTTCCGCTTCCCTTAGTACTCTTCTTGGTTCTCTTCTTTTTGACAATTGTTCCATCCTCAAAAATATTATCTAGTGCATCTGCTTTTGGTTCTTCTTTCTTCGCGGTGGACTTCTTTTTTCTCTTCATCTTACTCAAGTCTACCTTCATTAATTCGGGAGCCAAAATAACCCCATCCTCTTCTGCTTTGGTTTTAATTTCAGTTATGAAATCATAAAGCAATTCTTCCTCAAGTATATGGTCTATAAAGGCAGTTCTGCCATCAATTTTTATATCACCAATTTCTTCATTGGAAGATTTCCAAGTATACGTTCCAGTTCTAACACTTACTAACTTAATTTGTCTAGCTGAATTAAAAGCTACTTCTTCAATTTCGGGGAAATAAGGCTGGAAATAAACTGGCAAATCAATAATGATATTACTTCCTGCCTCATCTAGCAACGGAGGACCACAACGGTTCTTATCAACGGCCATGCCGCTATTACGCCCTACGATGAACTTCTTAACTTCGCCATCTTCTTCTTTTTCTGCCCAAATCAATTCATCCTTAGACGATCTCTTAGTCATACGAAGCCTAACAGATGCGTTGAATTTCAATGCTCTACCACCAGGAGTTGTCTGAGGATTGCCAAACATAACCCCAGGCTTCTCACGAATTTGGTTAATAAAAATAACAAGAACGTCATGAATAGCTGCATGTTGCGCAACTTTACCCAAAGTCTTGCTCAAAATTCTTGCGAGCAATGCCATTGTGTCATTATTTGCAGATGAGATACCAACATCTTTTGGAACAAGGTTTGCAACAGAGTCTAAAACAATAACCTTAAGGTTTAGCTTTGCTGCGTTTCTGCATGCTGCAACAATCTTATCCATAATATCTTCTGCATAGAAAATTTTGTCAGGATCATCTTTGTCATATGCCTTTGAATAATAAAGGTCATCAATATCAAGACCGTTCAATTCTGCAAGGCTATCTTCGAACGAGTGTTCTGTGTCAATCCAAAGAGCGTTGTAGCCCATCTTCTGAGCCATTCCACAAGTACGATATGCAAGAGAAGATTTACCCGAACCCTCTTCTCCGTAAAGTTCCACCAGTCTGCCGCAAGGAAGTCCAAGCGGGAATTTGGGGTCATAATCTTTCAAGGTAGAAAAGTCTGCGCTTGAAGGCAAGAATCCATAATGTAGACCAAAGTCCAGTTCAAAGTGACCAGTAGGAATATTTTGTCTAACTTCTTCTCTCGCGCCTTTAGTCATAAAACCATCAAGGTTTTCTAAGGCAATATCTATTGTTTTCTTTTTCGCCATAATTAAGCTCCAGTTAGGGTGTACGATAAGTGAATACTTTTAGGGAGACTTAACTCCCTAAAAGCTTTATTATTTAATTTTTAATAGTTATTACCCGAAAGGAAGCTCGTCGGCGTCGATCTCGTCGCTAAGAGCATCAAGGTCATCACTAGATGAAGCTGATGCTGCAACTGGCTCTTCCTTCTTAGGCTCTGGGGCAGGAGCGGGAGCAGAAGCTTCGCTGCTATCATTTCCTTCCATCTGGTCTACCCATCCTTGCCATACCTTTTCTGGAGTTTCTTGATAAATCTCTTCAAGGTCATATAGACCCTCTTTTGTCAAGAAGCTAACCTCTTCATCGCTAAGGGTAGTAGACTGATGCTTTCTGGTCTTGTAGTAATCCTTGCCCTTTTGACCAGTCACTTCAATGCTGAAGTCTGCGCCATTCTTACCGCCTGGATTCTTTTCTGTCATTTCGTGATAGCTTCTAAATGCTTCAAAGATCGAAATGCCACCTTCAAGAATCTTCAACTGATTATCTTCTCTGTCGATAACGTTGATTGCGTACTTGGCTTGGAACTGAACATTGTGGTGAATGTGAAGTGGGTGATTTCTTACGTAAGTATCACCTCCATCTTCATCCATAGGAACATTGATATTGCGGAACTGCCTTCTGCCGTCTTGTGGAGGAAGTTCGATAAGAGCCTTATAAACTCCCACTGGACTACCTACTGGTCTTACAATATAAGTTTTACCAATAGCCTTCTTGCCAAGGGTGATATAAAGCTTCTTTCTCTTTTCGGTTCCGTCTGCGTTCTTAGATGACTTGTTGGACTTGACTCTAGAATTGTCAATATTGATTTTGTCCCAATTAAGTTTAGCTGTCATTGTTTTGTCTCCTTTTTAATGAACATTGCTTTTTAATGAATATTACTATTTGTTTCTTTTGATGTTTTTTAACATCTGAACTATTTGAATATTACTATAGGTGGTTATTTAACACTAATAACACTATTTGTGAATGTTTCTCACTTTTTGCCAGGAATTAAGTCCCAGCCAGTTTTCTTCGGCTTTTTTTCTACGTTTGATGAGTTGGCTTCAAAAACATCGCATTCATCAAGAAATTCTGCATCAGGGTCTTCTTCTTTTACTGCCTCAATTGTTTCAATTGGAGCAGATTCTAAATTAGCAGGCTGCATAGGGGCTACGTGTGCTGATCCTAAGTCATCTTGCTGTTCGCCTTCTCTGGGA